TGACTACAGATAAAAAAATCAAAATAGCACAGACCAAGCCTGACGGTTATACATTGTTAGGCGCAGTGGCTTTGCAAAAACGAATTGATAAAAACCGAGATGAAATTGATTATTGGTTGAATGGCGACTACCCTCTGGAATTGGTTTATATGAGAATTAGGATGCTATCTGCTCAAAATGAAAGATTAATTTCTCAATTGAAATCGGTTTAGCCATTGCGGCTAACGATACTAGCTATGTTTAGTTGCTAATTTTGAAATACTAAACTATTAAAATATATATAACTATGCCCGAAGAACAAAACATCGATAAACCACAGAATCAGCAATTAAATATAGCTGGTGTTAGCAATAGTGCTTATTTTGGTAAAGTTTGCAAATGGTGTAAATCAACTAAAACGCACTATGACTATGTAACTATTGAAGGTGGTGAAGTATGGCAATGTGATAATTGTAGTCAGGAATTTCTTGGTGACTATTAGCATTATTGCTAACAAAATATATACGCAACAAACAAACTCTTCGGAATTACGAAAACAAGATATGAAGATAACACATGACGGAAGTCTCCCGATCTCCACGGGAGCATCGAGGAAGGAAATTCACTGGAAGAACAGGGAAGTGCTGTGGTCGGAACTGCTGGGCAAGCTCTCGAAGACCACGCGGACGCACGAGACGTTCGCGGAGTACATGAAGGCGAGCAAGACACGGCAGGACGAGATCAAGGACGTGGGGGGCTTCGTGGGCGGCACGCTGGCGGGCGGAAGGCGCAAGGCCGGCAACGTCCTGGAGCGGTCCATCCTCTCCCTCGATGCCGATTTCTCGAAGGGCGGCCTGTGGGATACCTTCACGCTGATGTACGACTGCGCGGCGTGCGTGTACTCGACGCACAAGCACACCCCGGAGAAGAACAGGCTGAGACTTGTAATTCCTCTCTCCCGCCCCGTGCAGAGGGACGAATACGAGGCCATCGGCAGACGCGTGGCCGGTGCCGTAGGCATCGACGACTTCGACGACACCACGTTCGAGGCTGAGCGGCTCATGTACTGGCCATCCACCGCGAAGGACGCGGAGTTCGTGTTCGAATATCAGGACGGCGAGTGGCTCGACCCCGATGCCGTGCTGGCGGAGTACGCCGACTGGCGGGACTCGTCCGGATGGCCGGTCAGCTCCCGGGTGTCTCACGTGATCTCCCGCGAGATCAAAAAAGCGGAGGATCCGACGGCGAAGACCGGCATCGTCGGGGCGTTCTGCCGCTCCTACGACATCCACGAGGCCATCGAGGAACTTCTGACGGACTACTACGAGAAGTGCGACAATGAAGACAACAGGTACTCGTACAGGCACGGCAGCACGGTCGGAGGACTTGTCACGTACGAGGACAAGTGGGCCTTTTCCCACCACGGCACCGACCCTGCATCCGGGAAGCTGTGCAACGCCTTCGACCTTGTAAGGATTCACCTGTTCGGACTTAAGGACGACGACGCGGATCCGAGGACGAATATCACGAAGCTGCCATCTTTCCAGGCAATGATGGACTACGCGGCCGCGGATGATCGTGTGCGGAGGCTGACGTTCGAGGAGAAGATGCAGTCGGCGCTCGAGGACTTCGGAGAAGAGGCCGCGGAGGAAGTGGAGGCTGGAGAATGGGCGGAAAAGCTGGAATACGACCGCAAGGGAGTGCTACTCTCCACGCCGGAGAACGTGCGCCTGATCATGGAGAACGATCCTAACCTGAAAGGAGTGTTCGGCAACGACCTGCTCTCGAAGCGCATCGCCATATTTCGCCGGCCGTTCTGGCGCAAGAAGGAGGACAGGGATCCGTTCTGGAATGACACCGACGACGCGGAGTTGAGGTTGTACCTCAGCGGAAAGCGGTACGGCATCAAGGGGAAGGACCTCATCACGGATGTGTTCAAGTCGGTGAGTGCAAAACATGCGTTCCATCCCATCAGGGACTACCTGAACGCCCTTGCCTGGGATGGCGAGAAGAGGCTGGAAACGTTGTTCATCGACGCCCTGGGCATAGAGGACAGCGAGTACTCGAGAGCTGTCACGAAGGCCATGTTCGTAGCCGGGGTGCAGCGCGTGATGGAGCCCGGATCCTACATGGATTACACGATGGTGTTCATCGGCGAGGAGGGGATCGGCAAGAGCAAGCTGCTCGACCGGATTTCGCGGGACACGCGGTGGTTTGTCGACAGCTGCCCGATCACCGGCAAGGAGGCATATGAGAACATCCGGGGCAAGTGGATCGTGGAGATCGCCGAGCTTGTGGGCCTTCGCAAGAGCGGTACCGACGAGGCGAAGAATTTCCTGTCGAAGCGGTCCGACTTCTACCGGGCGGCCTACGACCGTTATCCGCAGGACCAGCCGAGGCAGTGCATATTCTTCGGTTCCGGCAACAATCTTAACTTCCTTCAAGGGATCGGCGGGGATCGCAGGTTCTGGCCCTGTGAAGTCAACAAGGAGAGAAGGATCCGCGATTGGGAGGAATACACGGAGGAGGAGCTGGATCAGGTCTGGGCTGAAGCAAAGCACTACTACGAGGCCGGAGCGCGTCCGTACCTGTCCGACAGGCTTGAGAAGATCGCAAGGCAGAAGCAGCGGGATCACATGGAGATCGACGCCTGGGAGGACGATATCGACGAGTTCCTGAGCCGGCCGGTGCCTGCGAACTGGGAAACCATACCACCATCGGCGACGGACTTTTTCGAGGATGCGGACGACGAGAACGCGGTTCTCCGGGACAGCGTGACGATCCGGGAGATCTGGGAGGGGGCGTTCGGCGAAAGGAAGCCGATCGACTACACAAGCCAAAACCGGATCAAGAAAATAATGGACCGGAAGAAGGATTGGGAATACAGGATCCACCGGAGAGCGGGTGTTAATGTGGTACGTGGATTTGTTAAGAAAGATAAAAAATAATGTTACGCCATGTTACGCGTCTCCTAAAAATCAAACTGTAAAATGTTACGCCATGTTACGCCAATGTTACGCATATGGCGTAACACTTATAGGATTGAAAACCAAAGGCATAGATACTAATGTTACGCTGTTACGCCAAAAATACATTATAAACTAAAAAAAGGTAATTAGCATAGCTAAAACGTATAAAACGTATGCTAAACGTGATACGTCTACGCGCGTGAGAGGCGTAACGGCGTAACAGCTTAATTTAATTTACAAATTTTAAGAAAATGGGCGAAAAGCAGATAGAGAAGAAATTGAGGATAGAAGTCGGGAAGTTGAACGGGATCGCCGTGAAACTGCAGTCGCAATATTACACGGGTTTGCCCGACCGCATGATCCTGATGCCGGGAGGGAGGATCCGGTTCGTGGAGATCAAGACGACCGGGAAGAAGCCGACGCCGAGGCAGAATATAGTTCACCAGGAACTCAGGGGTCTGGGATTCCAGGTCGATGTGATCGACAGCGAGGTGGGATTACAGAGATTTCTAGCGGAACTGGCATGTTGAGCGAAACGAACCTGCATAGCTACCAGCGGCGCGGAGTGGATCATATTCTGGACCATCCCGGCGCGGGACTTTTCCTGGATATGGGTTTGGGCAAGACCATCACCACGCTGACCGCGATAGACCGGCTGATGTACGACAGCTACGAGATTGGCAGGGTACTTGTTATTGCGCCGAAGCGTGTTGCGGAGGACACCTGGATGAACGAGGTAAGAAACTGGGAGCACGTGAAACATCTCCGACTCTCCTTGGTATTAGGCACGGAGAAGCAGCGGAAGGAGGCGCTTCAACGTCCCGCCGACATCTACGTGATCAACCGGGAGAACGTGGCATGGCTGGTAGCATTATACGGATCCGCCTTTCCCTTCGACATGGTCGTGATCGACGAGCTGTCCAGCTTCAAGAACCATGCCTCCCAGCGATTCAAGGCGCTGAGGATGGTGCGGACAAAGGTTAAACGTGTCGTGGGACTGACCGGAACGCCATCACCGAACGGTTTGATCGATCTCTGGAGCCAGCTGTACCTGCTTGACATGGGCGAACGGCTTGGAAGGTCCATCGGAAACTACAGGAACAAGTACTTCAGACCGGGAAGATCCAACGGGTACGTGGTGTACGAGTACAAGGCCAACACCGGCAGCGAGCAGGAGATCTACGAGAAGATATCGGATATCTGCATCTCGATGAAGGCGGAGGATTATCTTGAATTGCCGGACAAGATTGTCCGCGACATCCCGGTGCACCTGTCCGCGGAAGCACAGCGGAAGTACGACGAATTCGAGAAGGAGCAGGTACTGCAGCTGCAGGACACGGAGATAACGGCGGTGAACGCTGCGGCACTGACGAACAAGCTGCTGCAGTATGCCAGCGGTGCCGTCTATGACGGTGACCGGAACGTTCATCACGTCCACGACGAGAAGCTGGATATGCTGGAGGAGATCGTCGAGGCGGCGAACAGTCCCGTGCTAATCTTCTACAACTACAAGCACGAACTTAGCCGAATGATGAAGAGACTGAAGGAGTACAACCCTCGGCAGCTTGACACCGGGCAGGACATCGAGGACTGGAACACCGGCAGGATACGGGTACTACTCGCCCACCCTGCCAGTGCGGGACATGGATTGAACCTCCAGCGCGGGGGCAATAACATCGTATGGTTCTCCACGCCCTGGAGCCTCGAGCTTTACCTGCAGGCGAACGCAAGACTGCACCGGCAGGGGCAGACCAGGCCCGTGATGATATTCCGCCTGGTGGCGCATAGCACGCACGATCAGCGGGTAATTCAGGCAATCGAGAGTAAGAATACGGGGCAGGAGGCGCTGATGCAGGCGACCAAAGCCTTGATTGATAAATACATAAAATAGCGATAGAATGGGAAGACGGATAAACAGACTAATCAGGATCAGCGTATCGGACGACATGCGGATAAGGGAGCTGGCGGAGATGATGGGCATCAGCCAGTCGGCAGTTATCAGGATATTGCTGCGAAATTCAATAACACAGATCTGTGATGAAACAATATCCAAGGCCGCGGCGCAACAGGATGCTACTTGAGAAGCCTGCCGATCGGGAGTTACTTGAGTTGATTGGCAAGGAGTATGACGCACTCAGGGGGGAGCTGTGCGAAGATGCCAGATGCCATGGCGGTGTGGATGCGGAGGATGTTCTTCATGACGCCATCGAGCGCGTTGTACGGGAGGGCTGCGAACCTTTGCAAGTTATCGACAGAGTCAGGGAGAGGTTTCAAATGATAATGTTCCAGACCATACACGATCACCGGAGCAGACAGAAACACAACAGGCATGCCAACAATATACAAGCCGAAGAAGAACAGTAGTTCCAGGGATCACGACCGTCAGCGGCGCGAGAGGATGAAGATCTACAACTCGCAGCGCTGGCGGGATCTCAGGGCGTGGAAGATGACATGTAATCCGCTATGCGAGGAGTGCGAGAAGCAGGACAGGATCACGCCGGTGGACGATGTGCATCACATCACATCGTTCATGTCTACGGATGATCCCTTTGAACGTCTTCGACTCGCGTTCGACTTCGACAACCTGATGAGCTTGTGTGATGAGTGTCACGCGAAGAAACATGCAGGAGATAGGAAGTGATATCGCTTTTTGTGGTTAATTATAAAAAGATTCAATGAAAAAAATATATAACGGAATTACGTGCAAATTTAAATGCGATCCGGAAGAGGTCAATGTAATATACATGTTAACCTTTCCAAACAATAAGAAATACATAGGCCAGACTGTACAATCGCTTCAAATAAGGATGAGACAGCACTGCAGCGATGCAACCATAGATGGGAGACAGTGGAATGTATTAAAATGCAGGGCAATGAGAAAATATAAATTCTTCGAGGTGTCCGTCATCGATAAGTGCGGCAGTGTAGATGAACTGAACAGGAGAGAAAGCGAGGTAATAGACGAGTATCTAGATAAAGGAGAGGCACTTTACAACGTTGCGAGCGGAGGACTGAATAACTGTGAGTACTTTGGTACTAAGTGCGTGGTGACCGATAAGGAATTCAGCATCGTTAAAGAGTTCGACAAGATCGTTGAGGCAAAAAGATGGTTAGGGGCGACAGGAGACACCAGTAACGAAAAAGGGTATTATCTTATACAAAAGAAATATTATTTACTGGGCGTGAAATTTTATAGTGAATATAGCACAGAGGAGCATAGAGAGAGGCTGAAAGGACAAATGCTACGAGCAATAGAGGAAAGAAAAAGAAAACCTCGAAAAGAAAATGATACAGCCATACACTATGAAGTAGTGCAGATTGATCACAGAAGAAATAAAGTGCGAGTGCTGGACGTAAAAGAAGCAGAGCAAAAGTTTGGAGTCTTAGTACGATATGCAGTACAACAAGAGAAGAACTTTAGGGCGTATGGATATTACTGGATGAAAGTTGAAACATATGAAAGGAACAAGGATAATCTAAACAAAATGTTAAACGGTTTAGATTATATCTACAAGATAGATAGCAAAGGAGATATTGTTGGTGAATACGTCAGCATAAAAGAGGCGGCATTATCAGAAGGCGTTTATGAGGAGACTATCAGGAACAACATAAGAACACATTCCAAGTACATGAAAGAAGAGGAAGCTTACTTTTTTATGCGGTCTTCAGAGTACCACAGAACAGCGATGACAAAAGAATACATACGAAAGAGAACAGAGCTTGTAGCGACAAGTGAACCTACGAAGGTGTTTGAGTACTCAGCAACAAACAAGTTGATAGCGGAGCACGCATCTATAAGAGCTTGTGCGAGAGCTAAAAGAACAGCACCACAAAGAATAAGACTATCTTTGACCACAGGAATAGAATACAAAGGGAGCTATTACAGACTAAACAAAAAGTAAGACATAGATATTAAAATGTCACTTAAAATATTTTATTAACACCTTTTAACCCCCTATGGGTCTTGATTTTAGCGGAAATCGAGTCTGAAACCCCCACAAACCAGACTCGACACGCACGGCATTTTTTCAAAAATCCATTTTTTAGTTAAAAAGTATCAAAATGATATTTTCAAAAAAGTGATATCGGTTTTTGTGGTTAATAATAAAAAAGCATATGGCAACGAGATTTACATTTCCGATCCCGGGCAACGTAAGCGAGGAAACGGCAAAATTCATGAAGGCCATCATCCGGGAACTTCGGGCAAAACAGAAACTGGACGTCCTCGACTCCGGCGCGCTGAACATGCTGATGACCTCGTACGAGATGTATCTGCAGGCGACTGAAAAACTTCTCGACGAGGGACCAGTCACCATGTCACGGCTTGGTGACGACGTGCCGAACCCGGCGCAGACCATCGCCTCGAAGAATTATAACCAGGTGCTTGCAATCATGAAGGAGTACGGATTGACGGTCAAGTCCCGGGCGAAGATGAAAGATACCGGGAGTGACGAACAAAAATCGGCACTCGAGGAATTTTTGGCATCGAAGAAAAAATGAAACAATACATCCAGTACGCGCAGCAGGTCATATCCGGGGAGATCGTCGCATGCGAGCTGATAAGGCTTGCCTGCGAACGGTTCTTCTCCCACATGGATCTCTACGAATTCAGGGAGGATGTGGTGGATGACAAGATCCGGTTTTACTCGATACTGAAGCACTTCAAGTCCCGGCATTCCGGAAAGCCGTTTCTTCTGGAGCCGTGGCAGCAGTGGATCGTCGCGAGCGTGTACGGATTTTTCAACGACGACGGCACCAGGCTCACGCAGACGGCGTACATCGAGATCGCGCGGAAGAACGGAAAGACGGCACTCGCGGCGGGCATGGGACTGGATGGACTTATCAACGACGGAGAGGATGGCGCGGAGATCTACTTCGCTGCCAACTCCCGCGACCAGGTGAAGATATCGGCATGGCCTCTATGTTCCAACTTCGCAACCGGTCTGGATCCGAAGGGCAAACTTCTGACCGTCTACCGCGATACCGTGAAGTTTGACGCGACAAAATCGTTTCTGAAAGTCCTGGCATCCGACTCCACGAAGCTGGACGGACCCGACCCTCACATGTTCATCCTGGACGAGTATCACGCCGCGAAGACTAACAGCGTTAAGGCCGTTCTCGAGTCCGGGCAGGGCAACCGGGAGAACCCGCTCGCGATCATCATCACGACGGCCGGATTTGACAAGCTCGGTCCGTGCTACGAATTAAGGGATACGGCCGTCGACATTCTTCACAACCTGAAAGAGGACGATTCGTTTTTCTGCGCAGTGTTCACCCTGGACAAGGACGACGACTGGAAGGATCCGGCCGTGTGGATCAAGAGCAATCCGAACCTTAATGTGACGGTCCGGCCGCAGTACTTGCGGAAAGAGATCCGGAAAGCGATAAATACTCCCTCCGACGAAGTGAATGTCAAAACAAAAAACCTGAACATCTGGTGTGATTCGTCCGAGGTTTGGATTCCGGACAACTACATCATCGAGGCGTCGAAGGATATCAGGCTGGAGGACTTCAAGGATGCGGAGACCTACGCCGGTATCGACCTCTCCTCCACCTCCGACCTTACCTGCGTGAACTACATGATTCCGCAGGATGACAAGTTTTATTTTTTGACAAAATACTACCTCCCGCAAGCCGCGCTTACTGAAAAACGATTCAGGGAAACGTATTCGGAGTGGCGCCGGCTCGGGCTGCTGACCCTCACGCCAGGCAACGTGACGGACTACGATTACATCCTCAACGACCTGATGAAGGCGCATAATCTGCTATTCCTCAGTTCTGTCGCGTATGACCCGTGGAATGCCACGCAATTCGTGATAAACGCAACAGAAAAGGGTATAAACATGGCGCCCTACGGGCAGAATCTGGGCAATTTCAACCGTCCCACGAAGGAACTGGAGCGCATAATCCTGTCCGGCAGGGCGGTTATCGACAACAACATCATTACACGGCACTGTTTCCGCAACGTAGTTATGGCCCGCGACAACAACGGGAACGTGAAGCCGTCGAAGAAATTCGAGGAAAAAAAGATCGACGGGGTGATCGCGATGCTCGAGTCGCTCGGATCTTATCTGTCAAACCCACGCTATTCAGCAACGATTTAAAACGACAAAACACATGAATGTAGAACAGATTAAACAAAAATTGGATGCCTTGAAGGACGAGATCTCGGCTGTCGGTACTCCCCCGATTGGTATTGCGATCACGACGCGTAACCGGCATGAGATATTCCGGCAAACCTACAAAGAGATAAGAAGACTTGCACCGGCCAACTCGATGCTGGTGATTGTGGATGATGCGAGTACGAGTCCATGCCCGGAGGCTACCTTCCGATTTGAGCAGAATGTAGGCATCGCAAGGGCGAAGAACAAGTGCTTCGAACTGCTATACAAGGCAGGGTGCGAACATTTTTTTCTGTTCGACGACGACTGTTACCCGAAGTGCGTAGACTGGTACAAGCCTTATGTCGAGAGCCGGGAGCCTCACCTGAACTATATCTTCGCGGAATTCAAAACACCAGGGGCCGCAAGACTTAACGACATGATGGTCCTGTACCGGGACAGTTCTATCGTAGCCTACTCCCACGTTCGCGGGTGCATGTGCTACTACAAGAGGATATGCCTCGACAGGGTCGGAGGCATGGATCCGGTGTTCGGCCTGTGGGGATATGAACACCCTTCGCTATCCGACAGGATCTACAATGCCGGGCTTACATCGTTCAGATACATGGACGTACCCGACAGCTACGATCTGATCTATTCGCGCGACGAGCACACGAGCAACGAAGGATCAACCGTTGTTGGCGCCGAGAGGCGAAAATGGATCGAGAGGAATGCAAGGCTGTACGATGAGCGGAAGGACTCGAGAGAGTACATCCCGTTCACGGAGAAGAAGAACGTCATCCTGACCTGTCTGTTCTCGAACATCAACGATCCGCAGCGAGATGCGCCGATGCCAGCGGACAAGGGCATCCTTAAAGCCCTTATCGACTCGATGAACGGTCAGGAGATAGTTGTAGTTTCGGATTCACTCGGGCCTTCTCGAGAAGGCAATGTTGAGTATGTGAAGGTTGAAACTTCCGTTCGGAACGTCTACTTCCAACGCTGGGTAAGCTATTACCGGTACCTACTTGAACACAGGAGCGATATTGGCAAGGTGTTCATCACCGACGGTTCCGATGTTGTGATGCTGAGAAACCCGTTTGAAAAGATGAGAGATGGCATCCTCTATGTTGGAGACGAGGCGCAGATAGTAGGTTGCGAATGGATGATAAAACACCACCCGAACAGGGAGTTGCAGGAGTTCATGAAGGACAATACCGACGTGTTGCTTAATGCCGGGCTGTGTGGTGGAAGCGTGGACGTGGTGATCGAGTTCATAGGCAGATTCCTGCTGTTCTACTTTAATTCGGTCGCGGAGGTCAAGTTCTACAATGACAGACCGGGGTGTGGTGATGGTGACATGGGGCTGTTCAACTATATCGTAAGGAAACATTTCGAAGGGCGCGTCGTACACGGCACCCAGGTTAATACGGTTTTCAAGGATGAAAAAGCAAACAACGTGGCATGGTTCAAACACAAATGATCTACTACTTCGCACCATTCGACCCGTTGAAGCGCATCGGCAAGTCGCACAATGACCATTGTGCACTGGTGCCTGATCCCGAGGATTGGATATGCGTGACGGATTCGGACGTCTTGTTCCTGCTTCCCGATTCGAAGAAGCAGATCGCCGATGTGATCGCGGAGCACGACGATGAGTTCCAGGTGTATGGATGCCTGACGAACCGGATCGCATCTCATCACCAGCGACCGGGGGATTTCTGCGACAACACCGACGTGCTATATCACAAGGCTATTGCGGAGAGATTGCAACGGGAGAGGTACACGGATGTTGTTGAGACGGACATCAATATTGCGGGGTTCCTGATGGTTTTCAAGAAGAAAACATGGGAGAAGTACCGGTTTTCCGACAATTCCATTCGCTTCGATTCGGAGTTCACGGACAAGGTTATGGCCGACGGGGGTAGACTCGGCGTCATGCAGGGGGTGTACGTGTTCCATGACTACCGGTTAGGGCACCCGGATCCGCGCAGATATATACAACACTTGTTTTAAATTTTGTTAAATTATATTAAGGCCTGCAAAGATGCAGGCTTTTTTTATGCCCGGACACGAAAAGTGATATCGCTTTTTGTGGTTATTAATAAAAGACTACCTGAATGGGGATTTTCAGAAGGAAGAAGAAGAAAGAAGTTCGCGAGGAGCTGCCGGCTGCGCCGTTTTACCCGCCGTGGCTGGAGAGCACCAGTGCGCCGATGCTGCTCAGCACGGTGTACCGATGCGTCGACCTGATCTCCGACTCCATCGCCGTCCTTCCGCTCGAGACATACAGGATCGATGCGGAGGGATTCAAGTCCCCGATGCGGGATACGGAGATATTCGAGATCCTGAACCTCGAGCCTAACGAGGACATGACCCGCTTCGTGTTTTTCAAGGTCATGGCGGCGTCAATGCTGCTTCGCGGGAATGCTTACGCATACATAGAGCGAGAGAACAACCGGGTACAGCAGCTGATATACATCCCGTCCAACCATGTAAGCATTGAATTCCTGAAGATTGATGGAAAGAAGAGAAAGCGTTACCGGGTTACCGGCTTCGACGATTACGATCTGCCAGCGCTTGTGGATCCGCAGGACATGATTCACATACTCAACTTTTCATATGATGGCGCGATCGGGGTGTCCACGCTCACACATGCGAGGCAGACATTGGGGATTGCATCGAACAGCGAGGCCCATGCCTCCGGATTTTTCAAGTCCGGCGCCAACATGGCGGGATTGCTGACCATCGAGGGCACGAGACTTACGAAGGAACAGAAGGCGCAGAATTACAGGGAATGGGAGGCACGGACGAATCCGGTTACCGGTAGTCCGAACGGGGTGGTGATTCTGGAAGGCAATCAGAAATATCAGCCCATCTCGGTAACGCCGAAAGACTCGCAGATGCTTGAGTCCAGGCAGCACAACGTGATCGAGATATGTCGGTACTTCTCCGTATCGCCCGTGAAGGCCTTCGACCTTACAAAGTCGAGTTATGCGACCATCGAGGCGACGCAGCTTGAATTCCTGAACGATACATTGTTGCCGGTCATAACGCGATTCGAGACGGAGTTCAATCGCAAGATATTTCTCCGCGCCGAACGGAAGAACATGATCGCCGAATTCAATACCTCCGTGTTGCTCCGTACCGACAAGGCATCACAGGCGGAGTATTGGAACACAATGTTCCAGATAGGCGCGGCAAAGCCGAACGAGATCCGCCGCGAGGTTAACCTCTCCCGGGTAGAAGGAGGAGATGAAACATTCGTGCAGGTGAATGTACAACCCTTAAAAAAAGCCGCTGCCGGCAACCCGGACAGCACAAACATAACAGATGATGGAACAGAATAAGAAAGAAATCAGAAACATAACGGCGGAAGTGACCGTCGACGAGGAGAGCCGGAAGGTCGAGGGATATGCCCTGCTCTTCAACGTGCCTTCGGACGGACTGGACATCGAGGAGATCATCGAGCCGAGGGCGCTGGATGGCGTGATCGAAAAAAGCAACGTGTTCGCCCTTCTGAATCACGACGAGCGACGGGGCATCCTGGCAAGAAGCAAGAACGGAGTGGGCACGCTGGCGCTGGCTGTCGACGGGAAAGGGCTCCGATACAGGTTCGACGCACCCAGAACGGCGCTTGGCGACGAGTTGCTGGAATATCTGAAACGCGGCGAGGTAACGGAATCCTCCTTTGCCTTCACTGTTGCGGAGGACGTATGGGAGAAGAAGGGGGAGACCTGGAAGAGGACCATCAAAAAAATCGACGAGTTGTACGACGTATCACCCGTGTACGATGCTGCATATTCGAAAACTACCGTGTACATGCGGGGGAAGGAACAACTGGAACAGGAACTGAGAGAACAGCGCGAGCGAGAGCTGGACGCGTATTATACTAACCTAAATAAATTTTTGAATTAAAATGGCAAAAGAAAAATCATTAGCCGAATTACGCGCCGATAAGGCAGAAGCCGTCAAACGCGCGAAAGAGATCACCGAAAAAGCAAAGGCGGAAACCCGCAAGCTGAACGATGACGAGATGAAAGAGCATAACGAACTTAACGTTCGCATTGCCGAGTTGAACACTGACATCCTCGCGCACGAGGAAGAAAATCGAGGTCGAGGCAAGACCTACACCCCGTCCGCGCAGGAGAAGTTTTCCCTGAGGCGTGCGATCGTGGCGCAGATGAAGGGTGTGGCGCAGAGAGATTCCGAGGCAGCCGTGATAGCGGAGGCCGCCGAGGCACACCGTTCCGTATCTGCGGAAGGGACCGGAAACCTGATCGTGCCTTTCGAGGTACGGGCTGCCCTCACGGCAGGAACCGAAGCCGCTACTGGCGTGCTGATCGATGAGGATCAGATGGAGATGCTGCTTCCTCTTGGGAACAACCTGGTACTCGCCTCGGCAGGTGCGCGGATAATGACCGGTCTGGTGGGGAACCTCTACTGGCCGAAGACCACTGCCGCGAGCGTTACTTGGGAGGGAGAGAACGTGGCTGCGAAGGACGGAGCTCCTTCGATTTCGAAGGGTACGGCATTTACACCGAAGCGTCTGACTGCTTATGTGGACATCTCGAAGCAGCTACTCGTCCAGGAGAACCGCTCCGTCGAGTTGCTTGTGCGCCAGCTGCTGGCCGAAGCTATCGCGCAGAAGATCGAAGAAACGGCATTCGGAAACGCGGTTCACGCCGATGGAGTGCCTGATGGCATGTTTCAGACTTACACTTCCAAGGGGGATATCTCCTGGGCGAACGTAGTGGCAATGGAAACAGCTGCCGACCTGAAGAACGCGCAGTTCGGCAATCTGGCCTACATCATGCACCCGGCATTGGTCGGAGCGGCTAAAGTGAAGGTGAAAGACGCCTCCGGCGCAGGCGGATTCATCATCGGGGATGGTGGTAAGGGCTACCTGAATGGTTACAATGCTTTCCGCACGAACAACATTCCGACCGAATTGGCGGTGACTGAAGACGAGTACGGTATCATATTCGGTAACTGGGCGCATTACTTCCTCGGGCAGTGGGGCGGAATGGACATAACTGTCGATCCCTACACACTTGCAACGACTGGTATGGTGCGGCTAACTGTGAATTCGTACTGGGATATGGGTGCGATCAGAACCGAGTCCTTCACGAAGTACTCGTTCAGCCTGGGAAGCTTCATTCCTACAACTTAATGAACTGAAAACTATGGGCGCATATATAACTCTATCGGAAGCTAAAAACCATCTCGTCGTAGATGCCGACTACACCGGCGACGATCAGTACATCGAGGATCTAATCCTCGACGTGGAGGGCATTGTCGAGAGCGAGATATGTGTGCCGCTTAGCGAGATAGAAACTGAAAGCGGAGTAATCCCCCGGCCATTGCGCCGGGCGATGCTCCTGCTTATCGGTTCCTATTACAAGAACAGGGAGGACGAGATACAGAATAGCGAATCCGCAAGAATGAAGCAGGCATCGGACAGACTGATGTCGCTGCTTAGAAATTACGAACGATGAGAGCTGGAGGATTACGGAAACACAGGATCGAAATTCAGGCGTACACCGAAGTCAGGAACGAATTCGGCGAACGGGTGAAGGCCTGGACTACCGTAATTACTACAAACGCGGACGCGACGTACAAGGATGGCGTTGCACTGTTGGAAAACCGTGAGGCGTTCACTGAATACCGGATCGACTTCTTCATCCGGCAGTATCACGACGTGAACGATACGATGCGGGTGTTGTTCGCCGGCGGCAAGTACAAGATCGAAGCGGTTTTGCCGAACCCCGACAAGCGGTTAATAACGCTTAAAACACGAAAAATCAATGAGTAACGTACAGGTTGACGCAACACAAGTACTGGCGATGTTCTCCGAGTTCGACGCGAAGCAACGCAAACTTGTATTTCGAAGATCACTAGGAGAGGCCTCTCGGATTCTGGTGCTGGAAACTAAAAAACAGCTTCGCGGAGTGCGGACTAAACGCGGATCTCTCAGCACGAAAACTAAAAACAAGTGGAACGGGAAAACGCTTGAATCTGGAGTGCGGTACAAGGTCGATAAAAACGGAAAAGAAGCAAAGGTTCACATCATGGGTGATTTTCGACTGCGGTTCTTCGAGTTAGGAACAAAAGACAGGCGCACGAAAGGATACAGGGTTACCGGGAAATACTGGAAGGGCGCCAGAGTCTACAAGAAAAGGACAGGCTCCGGAGGTTTCCGGGGCAGGATCGAGGCATCGAAGTTTTTTGCGAAAGGAAAAGAGCTGACGGAGAAAAAAGTTTTCTCCACGGTCGATCAGATATTTTCGAAGCATGTTGAAAAAATTAACGCAAAATATAAATGACAGAACGGGCGGGAGCAGCGATCAGCACTTTGTTACTGGCCAGCGAGGCGGTAACCGCACTGGTGGAGGACAAGATCTTCCCGGTGGTGGTGGATACAGACGTGCCGGAGCCTTTCATAGTCTATCGTAGGACGGGGCTTATCCCATCCTACCAGAAGGACAGCAGGGGGAAGGACTCCATCTTCGTCGACGTCCTGATCGTAAGTGAGAGTTACAGCAAGACGATACAGATATACACGGCGGTGATTAACGCGGTGGAACGCAAGCGAGGAGTGATCGCCGGGGTGAACATAGACGACATCAGACTGGCGGACAGCCTCGAGGACGCAGACGAAAACTATAACGTACAACAATTAACATTCGAGATTCTAATAAACGTATTAAATTGATAAATTGATAAAGCTATGATTATTAACGGCAAAGACATTATGTTGTTCTTCGATCTCGGCGCCGCCGGACTGGAGACTGTTGCGTATGCGACGAATCACACCCTCGATCTGCAAGCCGAAACGCAGGGGACGAGCAGCAAGGATTCCGGGCTATGGGACGAATCCGAGGTGACAAAATTACTGTGGAATGCAACGAGCGAGCACTTCGTTGGAGGCATAGGTGTTGGGGACCCTCACGGCAAGCTGGTGGCCGCATGGATGGCGGCAGAGCCTATCGACGTCTATCTGGCAATCCCGTCGAATATCACAAACGGTGAGATGCCTGTGGGTGGGTGGATTCCCCCAACGGTCGGGGGCTACAAAGGCAAGGCGACAATTACAGGAATAACCACTAACGCGGCCGACGGGCAGAACGCTACGATGAGTATCTCCCTGAAGGGAAAAGGAAAATTAACCCCCGCAGTAGCAACCACGTAATATGGAACTGAAATTAGGAGATAAGAGCTACCAGTTAAGATACGGCATTCGCGCATTGATCCTCTTCGAGAAGATGGCGGACAAGTCCTTCTCGCTGCAGGGCACGACGGACTGGACGATCTTCGTCTATGCGATGCTGCTGGCCGGATCACCGGACTGCGGAATCGAGCTGGACGACTTCATCGACGGGGTAGCGATGCCGGATCTGAACGATGCAATCAGCTGGGCTACGAAGCAGCTGGATGTGGAAAACCAGCTCGCGGAGGCGACCGGTGACGACAACGTAAAAAAAAAGCGATAAGCTGGAGGGAGGTTTTTCGGATTCTTGTTGTTGAAAGTGGACTGGATCCCGGGTACGTACTCGATAAGATGAAAACATACGAGGTTGCGGAATACCTGGGATCCGTTCAGTACCGGGGGAGAGATATTAAGGACATGGCGAGGATGATCGCACAACTGATCGCGCAGGTCAACTCGAAAAATACGATAAAATCTACTGACATCGTGAAATTCCCCTGGGACAGTGACAAGCCGGTTCCGGTTGTGACAGATGAAGAAAGAGAAGAATTGGCGAAAAGAGCGGAAGCGATTAAAAGACAATTATGGCAGACTTAGTTACCAGAATACTACTGAACGACAAGCAGTTCAACGATACGCTTACAAAGAGTAAGCAGCAGGTATCTAATTTTAACCAGATCGGAAGCGCGGCATCCGGGATGGTGACGAAGCTTGCCGGAGCGCTGGGGCTTGCTGCCGGTGCCGGTGCGACGTTGAACAAGATCATCCAGAACAGCCAGACCACCGCCGACGCATTCCAGAATTCGATCGGCGCCGCCAAAGGAACGGTCGACCAGTTTTTCAAGTCATTGGCCACCGGCGATTTTTCAGTCTTCACAAACGGTCTGGACGCGATCTATAAGAAGGCATTCGCGGCGCAGGCTGCGCTGGATCAACTCTGGAACACACAGAACTCCTACTCTCGTGCCGCGAAGATGGCGCAGGCGTCCATCACCGAAGCCCGTGCGGACGCATACGATCCTGAGCTATCGAAGGAAGAAAGGTACAAGGCCATCGGTGCGTGGAGATCCGCAGTAACGGACCTGGAAGAATACGCGAATACATACCGGAAGGATGTGCTGGACGCAACTCAGAAAATTGCGGCCTCTTATAACTTACTCAACCCGGGTGACATCACGATGGAGATGCTCGACAGGTTCGTCCTGCTCGACGCGAAAGGATCCGCCCGGGAGGATGTGAAAAAGAAAATGCGGGAACAATATAACGAGTATCAGAAAGAACTCAAACGTATCGCCGCTGAGAACACGACTACCATTACGCAGGCGACGAATTACGGTCCGGTGTCGCAAAGCATACTCTCGGACGAGGGACGCAAGCTGCAGGAGGAAGCAGCGAAGAGATACAAGGATGCAATCGTGATGAACACCCTGCTCGAGCGCATGACCGACGAGCAGCTACAGGACATCAGGACGAAGCTCGACACCTACGACCAGGTCGGGACGGAACTCAATGCGCGCAAGTTGGAACTTAACAGATCGCTTCCGCGTCTGCAATCCCGCATCGAGAAGGAATCGGGCGGCAGTGGAGGATCCCCGGAAGTCAAGGTCGACATAATCCCCGCCGGATCCCTCGCCGAACTGGAGAAACAGATCTCCACCGCCCGGAAGAATTTCCTCGACGCCACAACGGATGAGGCGAGAGCCGCGGCGGATCTGCTTATCAAGGATCTCGAGAGCAGAAAGGCAGTACTCGAGATACAGTTCAAATACAAGGATCTTAAAAATATAGAAGCCGGATCGAGTCTCGCGACTGCGGATCCGCTCGCACCGTTGAAGGGCGTAAAACATACGGACATGTCCGGATCGTTCCAGGTGCCGGAGGAAGCGAAATCTTACACGAGCTACCTTAACGACGTGGCGGACAAAAATAGAGACCTCATGGAGACCGTGTACGGCGTATCGGACGCCCTCTATGGCATGGGTGACATACTCGGCGAGAGTGCGGGGAAATGGCTGCAGTGGGGCGCAAACGTCGTCTCCACGGTAGGCAGATCCCTGCCCGCGCTGATAGGTCTGGCCAACGCCAACGCATCCGTGGCGGCATCCGGTGGCGCGGCTGCAGTGGCAGGCATCCCTATTGTCGGTCCCGTACTCGCGGCAGGTGCCGTTCTCTCGATCATGGGCGCGCTGATGAACATTCCGAAGTTCGAATTTGGCGGAATCGTCCCGGGTAACTCCTACTCCGGCGACAAGATGCTTGCAAGGGTCAACTCCGGCGAGCTGATCCTTAACAGGGCGCAGCAGAACAACCTTGCCGGGGCGTTGCAGAGCGGCACGAACGGTAAGGTGAGATTTGAGATAGAAGGCAGCCGGTTAGTCGGCATACTGGAGCAGGAAGCGAGAAAAAGAGGCAGACGATGAGTTACGGACTAAAATACATAATCCCTTTTAAAACGATCTCCGAAATTCCGTGTGAGATTCGTCTCGAGGTACTCGGTTACGTCGGTGGATCTGTTGAACTCATCGCCGGCGAGGATCCGATCCGGACTACCGACGACGCTTTCGATCTTCTCGGTCCGATTCGGTCATGGGGCGGAACGATTCAGGTGTTCGGCTCGGACTATTTGCAGGACTTATACACAAGCAGCCCGCAGGGAATAAGAGTTACCGTGTACGAGAACGGTTTGGTCAAGAGGTTGGGGTATCTTACTCCCGATACGTTCAGTCAGGACTTCTCATCGCCAAAATTCATCTATGAAATGGAGGTGGTTGCTGCCCTCTCGACGCTTAAATACAAGAAATTCGACCTGACAGCAGATAAAGTTACCTTTTTGGAAATAATCAAGCGGGCACGGGATTTATCGGGTTATGTAGACTTATATCTTACCGATTCAGTCCGTGGTAAACTGGACGAGAATATCTACGAACTGGCTTCTGTCGCTTCGGGTAATTTCTTCGACGAACTGGGCGAGGCAATGACGTATTACGAGGTTTTAGAGGAGATTGCAAAGTATTTAGGATGTTGCTTTACACCGTTCGAGGATGATCTGTATTTAGTGGATTATCTGGCCATAAAGAAAGGGTTTAACGGTTATTACAAATATTCGGGAAACACAAAGACGAGTGTAACGCTAAGCGATTCAAGGGAGGTTAATTCAGTAGGATATAAGGGAACTGGCTCAACGATAAGCAGGATTCCGGGGAAAAATAAGATAGCCGTCAACTGTTCGCTTTACGAGGTAAAAGACTTTTTACCCAATATTGACGATGCGGTGGAAAAATCGGTTTGGAGCGGATATTCAGAGGTAGGTCATCGAAAAAACCCTAAGTCTCCGACGCACACATTGATAACCGTTCCATTGGTTTGCGACGATAATTCGAATGTGTATTACTACTATTCCGATATGACGCCAATCGTGTCAGACCAGAAACCATTCACGGCGGAGGCTTATTCCGCTTTGATGAAAGTGGTAAGATACACGTCGGATAATGTACCTACGAAGCTAAGTTTCGATTCGGAGCTGTTCGTTAAGAACTATTCGTCAAGAGCAAACGCACTGGATGGGAAGATACTTCAGGAAACGCACCCCGTTTTAAACCTTAAATCCGAGAAACGCTTCTTTGTTCACAATAAGATTTATTTTGCTTTTTCCTGTGAGGTTCAGGTTAACATAGAAAACAATGATGTTAGTGGCGACGATGGAAGAATAAACACAGACCCCACCGAAGAGGCTTCTAGCGACATGGAGTGGAGAATTCCCGCCAAACTAAGGATTGGAAATTACTACTACAACGGCACGGCCTGGACTACAACCAATTCAGTTTTTTACGTTCCAATTCCGATAAAGAAGGGTTCAAGCAAGTTCGGAACTTCGTTAAAGACAAAGAACACGAACACCTATAAAATGGGGCTGGGCGACCTTTCCGGATATATCATAAATCCACCGTCTACACCCATATTCGGGGATATAGAACTAACCCTCTACGCTATCTACAACGCAAGTATGGCTTCTTCTTTAATATTGCTTTTTGGTGCCAAATGGACTTTCATCAAGAACATCAAATTAGAGCAGACCATTCAGGATTTGGAGGGTATTTACGAGTTCAAGGAAGAAAAGGAGGATTTGATATACGAAAGCGAGATAAGCGAAGATTTCATCGACGAAGCGGACGATATAGACCTTAAAATATGCACCAACACGGACGGGAAGATTTCGCTAAGCAGCGTGATAACCGATTCGGGACTTTTAGACGGGATTAAGTCGCTATCCGTTCCGTTCAACGGCGTAGCGGAAGAAGCACTAATAGACAGGGCGTTACAAATCTACGATGCGCCGAGGTATCAGATCAACCCTACTTTGAACAATGTTCTTCTGCCCTATTCTCTTGTTACCGAAAATAATCTGCCCGGTTCGACATTCGTAGTTTGCGGAGGCGAGGAGAACATAAAAATGGAAAGTTGCACGTATAACCTGATCGAGATATGAAAAAAACATATATCCCTGCAAAGCCTAGAAATAAGAAACTGGTAAATCCGGCTGGAGCCTCACTATCCATGTTGAGGCAGGAGATTTCAGGCGGCTACACGGATGGTATAAAGCAGCGGGTTGATGCTATCGAACAGAAGGTTAACAATACGGTGGTGGGTAGTGCAAACCTGTTAAGAAACACCGGATTTCTGGGAGACTTTCAAAGTCTGACCGTTGATGCACTTACCGCAGTTACAGGAAGCACCCCGATAAGTACAAATCCGTTAGCTCATTGGGTTTACAGCAGCACGGAGGTTATAGACGCACCATCACGGTCTGGAAAAGGGGTTAAAATCGGCTCTATTCAGCAAACCGTAACACTTAAACAGGGCTCGCACGTATTAAGTTTCTGGGCTAAGGGTAATTCGCTTTTGGTCGATCTGGTCGAGAGTGTTCCCGTTTCGATCGATTCGGAGTATAAAAAATATTCATTTGACATAACGGTGGCTAATTCAGGAGCATACACGCTAACCCTGTCTGACGATGCCTACATCTATGAGATCATGTTATCCGAGGGAAACGCAGATGTGAGTTACTCCTATTCGGAAGAGGACGACCTGAAAGCCATTGCGCAGTTACAGGCAATAAACGTAATAACAGACGCTATAAAAAACTACGATACCGACATTCTTGGCGGTCTTATCCTTACCTCAATGATCCAGCTTGGCAAGTACAAGGACGGCGTGATGGAAAAGGTAAACGCAGTGATAAGCGGGATATACAACAACGATAGCGACCCTTTTTTAATCGGCGGGGGGAATTTGGAAGAAGGTATCCGAAGGATTTTAAACCCGATGGGCGATTCGGTGGATGAAAACGGAAATAGGTTAGCCAACTTTGCGGTTGATCATGGAGGCAACCTATACGCATTCAACGCATTCATAAGAGGGGTTATTCACGCAACGAGCGGTTATTTTCAGGGCAGGATTGAGAGTAATGTTGACGGAGATAGGGTAATTATAGACCCGGCAACAAGAAGTATAAAATACATTGACACGAACGGAAAACTGACGATGGAGATGTTTTTCATGCGTGGTGGTGGAGACAGCCTATGGACTTCATTCAAGCTATACGGATACATGAGCGGGAAGATAGCTCAATCAATGATAATCAATCCAATCGAGGGGATAACATTCGAGTACTTCGATGCAAACGGGCAGGTTGACGACAGCCTGACAATGAGACTTCAATATGACGGATGGATCAAGAACGGAAAGCTACCGAAAGGCACGCCCGTAGCCACGCTGCCGATAGGGTACTGGTATGAGGACGCAAACGGATTTATAAAAGTAAAAAGATAATATATGGACAGTTTAAACACAATACCTAATTCGGGGAGCTTCGGGGATGTTTCCGCAAAGCTGAACGATAATTTTTCAAAAGTAGGGCAATCGCTAACAACGCTGGAAAATGTGGCGATAGCGAACAAAGGCTACTTCGACACATTAGCATCGTTGCAGGCGGCTTTCCCGTCGCCAAAAGCGGGCAACATCGCCTACGTTGCAAACGTGGCTTCATCGACGGGATACTATGTATATAACGTTGTTGCAGGAGTGTGGACGGCAACTACAACCGAAGCACCATCGGTGGATGTGGCAATAAGTAACTATGCACAGCACGGTTATTCGTCAAGTCCGAAAACGCTTAAACAGGTGGATGATGAAGTGGTTCAATTAGCGGGCGATGCTCAATTGGCTATAGAAGGTGTGTTAGAAAAAACCACCAATAATATAATCCCGATAGCTACCGATGGAGATAATAAAATCTTTATAGGTTGGGATAGTGAAAGTGAGAGACCATTCATTTACAACTTAAACAAACTGCTATTCAATTCCATAGGGCTTGACGAATTAAAATCTGATGCTTACAATAAACTGAAAGAAAGCGATGCCCTTTCTTTGAGAGTAGCAAATTACGAAAAGGAGAGAGCGATGTTTATTGAACCACGTCCAGAGACACGAAAAATTGTCATGCAGGCAGATAAGACTTGGGAGAGTGAAAGAATTGGAATTTTGAAAGTTGTGAAAGACCCTGTTACTGAACGGCGTCATGTCCTTTATATGGCTTGGGATAAAGATACCGATTATTCCGGTGCAATATGTTATGCCTATTTCGACGGCGAATTTGGCGAATGGATAAAAGAGGTGCCGGGGCGTACCGTTGGAGAGGATAATAAAGTCATAAATAGAAATCAAGATATTAACGCTGGATGGAGCGAATTTGATTTTATTTACGAACCAAGTGATGTAAATTACCCGTGGCGTATGGTTTATCAAAGGCTTGATACCAATCCTGATACAGGAATTTTAAAAGCACATCCGCACATAGCAAAAGCGCAAAACCCTTGGGGTCCATGGACTGAAATCAGACGCATATCATGGGATTACCACGATGCACAGTTTTCGATTATCAGATTGGATGACGGTAATTATTACCTATATTCAAGAATGAGCGACCGTGGATGGCGATCGCTCGGCGTTCAAACTATCACAAGGGACGGTGTTATTGTAACGTCTATCCAGCGTGTGTGGATTAAACCTTATGATGTTTATACGGAAATATACAATTCAGCCGCAACAAAGTTGACCGACGGGCGCATCCTGCTCCTTCCGACACTTTGGGATAAAGTAAACAAGTCTCTTAACTATGTTGCCTGGAAGGATGAAAGTGGCGAATTGATAATTTCGCACGGACAAGACATTACAGATGAATTTCACGGAAACGACAAATGTGGCTTTAGCATGGTCGCTCCAGGTATTATTCAAACTGGATTTTACAATGAACACTATACGGAGTATTGGGTGTATTATTATAGAGTTCCTGACTTGCACCCCGATGTTGGAGACCTGGAAGCGGTAGCCAATGCAGATATGAGCGCTTATTTTTACCGAGAAAAAATCCGTGTTTATAATAAGAATAAACATTTTTCATTAACTCCTAAACCTTTGATATAATGGATGTAATCAGTTTAAAATCGATAGACAGTTTCGGTACTGCATTCATGCCAAAGCTAAATGCTTGGCATTTTGAAGTGAGACAAGGAACAAGCGCATCCGCCGTAACTCTGATGCGAATTCATATTCGAACAGGATTAAGTACGCCGATAAAAATAATTGGCGGTTATTTTACCGATAATTTAGGTAACGGAACAAATATAACTGCAACATTGGTTTCAGGCATAAATACTCTTTATGTCAAGATGAATCAACCGACAGGCTATATAGAGATTGACGCCCCTTCAACGATAAGCAAATTCGGTGAAGCGAGAGGCATCTATTTTTTTAATCAGGGATATGTCAGCACGCATCCAAGCAGCGTAATTGATTTAGGTTCCATATTCATTGATCCTTATTACGCGGGTATGCAATTATTTTTGGGCGGACAAAATACATTTAAGGGTGATTTGGGAAAACTGATGAGTAAAGGTATATCATCATTGGAACTTGTTACCGTAATGAGTGATAATGACCTTTACGGAGTAATCAAAAAGCCGGTATTCAATTCTTTCACAAATTTATATTTAAATTTTACGACAGCTAATTGGCGTGGAGTTCAGATTTACACGGAAGCATTCAAAGATATTTTAATCGCAACAGGTTCAATACATCTTTACAAAGGTACATCAATAGAGGGATTATGGTCTGATCTTCCATTTTCCACTATTTACATAGCCGTTGATGCCACCAAGATAATCGGTTCGTTTGCAAATCTACGTTCAAATCTCGTAAGCTTTACAGTTGAAAGCATATCGAACAACTTTAACAATGCGGATATAAGCGATATTGCTTCAACCAATATTACAGCATTCAGATTAATTATGCCGGAAGGTTCAATGTTGAAATACACGAAAAACAAGACGTGGGGAGCGAATATGGCTTCATTCTACGGGCACGCTTTCACTTTATCAGATGCGGACGCCGAAAGATTGCTGACAGATTTAAATGCAACGACGTGGGTTAGCTCGGGTGGTATTCTTTATATAAAATGCAACAGTACAACGGCTATTGACAACCTTATTACGTCAATAAGATCAAAAGGAGTAACAGTTACAAGATATAACCCATAAAGGACGATTTGAACTAAAACAACGGGGTAGGTAATCTTTTAAAATGTTCTGAAGAAAAGTTTAAAACAGTTATAAAGGAAAAGGTGATGAATTGGGAGATAATAATATCGGCAATAGTCGGAATGCTTACTGGTGGTGGTGTTTCGTGGTTATTCAAGCTAAAGGAGGATAAGGCAAGCTCGCAGGCTGACGTGGTGGATAGCTCAACCGAGGCAATGAACAAGATGATGGAATTGATCGGTTCGCAGCAGGACAGGTTCAATAAAATCATAGAGGGAAAGGACAAACTTATCGAACAGCAGCAGGGCCTTATTGACGGATATAAATCCGCACTCGAAGAAGCTAATCAGAAACTGAAATCATTGGAATTTAAGGTGGGCGAGAATGACAGGAAGATCAGCGGAATGCAGAAGACAATCGACAACGAGATTAAGGAGCGGAAGATTGCGGAAAACAGTATCTGTTTCGTCACGGATTGCAAGTTGAGGCGCCCACCGCTTGGAACGTATAAAAAGGAAACGGCATGACAAACGAACAATTAAGACAGATTGCCACATACGCGACGCTTATAAACATCAACACGTATGCGCCGCTACTTAACAGGTACATGCACAACTACAACATTTGCGGAAAGTTAAGAGAGGTGGCGTTTTTAGCAACGGTGATCCACGAAAGCGGAAGTTTCCGGTACACGAAAGAGATTGCATCGGGAAAGGCGTACGAATGGCGGAAGGACCTGGGAAACGTACAGGCGGGAGACGGGGTAAGATTCAAAGGTAGAGGACTGATTCAACTAACCGGAAGAACAAACTACGCTTTGGCGTCAAATGCCTTGGGCGTTGACTTCGTGAGCAGACCTGAACTGATAGAGCAGCCCGACTTCGCAACGATGGTTTCCTGCTGGTGGTGGAATATGAAAGGACTGAACGAGGTTGCCGATACAGGAGACTTTCGGAAAGTTACAAGAGTCGTGAATGGAGGAGAAAATGGGTGGAGTAATAGGCTTAAAATCTACAATTTAGCACTAAATATACTTGGTTAATTCACAGAAATTGACTAACTTAGTGTGAGGTAAACTAAAATAATGCATTATGGAAATATGGAAAGATGTAGTAGGGTTTGAGGGATATTATCAGGTATCCAGTTTAGGAAGGGTTAGGAGCCTTGATAGAGTTATAACCAATAAAAGAGGAATAATGACCAACCTTAAGGGATTTGTCAAAAAACTAACTCCTGATAGCAAAGGATATATGGTTGTTACGCTTAGCAGGAATGGGAAAGATACATGCGGGTTCGTCCATAGGTTGGTTGCAGAAGCGTTTATTCCAAATAAAGAAAAACTTCCTTTTATTAATCATAAAGATGAAGTCAAGGATAACAACAATGTGGGTAATCTCGAGTGGTGTACTTGTGAATATAATAATAGGTACGGGACTGGCCCTGACAGGGTGAAGAATAAAATTAGAAAACTTGGACAAATGAGAGCTGTTGTGCAGTTAACTCTAAGTGGTAAAAAAGTAAATGAATATGAATCCATAAGCGATGCAAGCAGGAAAACAGGCGTGATTTTGCAAAATATATTCCAAGCCGCAAACGGAGGCTATAATATGCACGGAAAATGGATACGGGTTAATACGGCAGGCGGTTATAAATGGAGATGGGCAAAATAAAGTGGAGATTGAACCGAGAAAGGTATTACAAAAAAGCAATGGAGGGTATAACGGTTTTTCAGACCGGGAGTTCTGGTATAAAAAAGCATTGGAAATATTATGAAGAAAATAAGAAGAGGAAACGATTTTGTGTTTGCATGGGAGATTGAAAGAAACGGACTACCCGAAGACCTTTCATCCGTGCTTGAAAAACACTTGTACTTGTCCGCACTGGGCAAGAGGGTTGAACTGGTAGAGGGTGTCGATTACGACATAACCGGAAACGTTGTCAGGATAGAAGTAACTCCGGCGATTGCTACTATTCTGGGAATGTATAAAGCGGAGTTTCACTACATACTTCCCGATTTGGGACTTATCGATGAGGACAGGAAGTGCGCCGTTGATGTGGATGCTTTCACTATTGTTGGAAGTACCGAACAGGCAGATAACCCGTCTGAATTTTCGATTACTTCGGATATGGCGATAGCATTTAAGGGCGATAAGGGCGAGAAAGGAGATACTGGGGCAAAAGGCGAGAAAGGAGATTCTTTTATTTATTCTGATTTTACCTCAGAACAATTAGCACTTTTAAAAGGTGATAAGGGTGACCCCGGCGAGAAAGGAGATACTGGCGAAAAGGGGGATAAAGGAGACACTGGCGAAAAGGGAGACCCGTTTACTTATGCGGACTTCACGCTAGAACAGATAGCGGAGTTAAAACAGCCAGCAATCGATGCAGCCGATGCAGCCAACACGGCCGCAGGATTAGCCGATAATGCAAGATTGGCTATTCAGGATGACTTGGCTTTAAAAGCCAATCACGGTTACGAATCTAACCCTAAAACACTCAAACAAGTAGACGATAATTCAGCTCAATTAGCGGGCGATGTGGAGCAATTTGCATATGTGAAAATAAAGAATGAAGCTGTTAATGGTAATCTTGAAAATGGATTAATAGAGCCATTCAGTAGGACTGATGTCGGTGGAGGTGCATCAACTCTTACTATAAATAGCTCAACCCCAATTAGCGGTAATTATGATATTAGGTTTACAATTATAACGCCAGGAGGTAATGGGAGACCTCTTTTTTACGGGTTGAACAGAGCTGCAAATATTGGGGATAAAATTTATCTTCATTTTTATGCAAAAATATTAAGTGGTATTCCAATGATAAAGTCAATTCATAATGGGGCAAGTGATCTCATAATCTATGGTGGAAATGTTATTAATGGTAGGAATACAAGGATAATAGATGTGGTGGGTACAGGTAACGCAGGTCTAATTTATTTCAGTTCCCCATCTGTATGGGATATGCAAATGGATAATTTTATGCGTATAAATCTCACCGAAACATTTGGAGCTGGCAATGAGCCAACAGAGGAAGAAATGAACTTACTTATTTCAATTTTAGGAACAGGTTATTTTGAAGGCGAAATAACCATTCCAGCACAAAAAATAATGCAATGGCAACTAAAATTAATAAGGAAAAACAAGAATGCAATCATCGCACTTGGTGGAACAATAATTTAACAATAAAAACAAAATAATATGACAACATTTAGCATAGCAGATTTCATAAAAAGCAACCTTAAAAGCGGTTACGACAACGGTTCTTTTACAAGAGAACAAGTAAATATTTTTTCCTTGAACTACCTTTCAAAGGGTCAGATTTCGCAGGATGATTTTGACGAGATACAACTTCATTTGAATCCTTCAGAAGTGGAGTAGGTTCAATAAGGCGATAATTTTGTGAACAATGAAAAGAATACTATGGATAATAAATTATTACGTGAAAAAATACGGCTTGTTTGGACGGTAATTCTGTTAGCTATTCTGATTGTATTCCTATTGACCGGGTGCAAGACAAAAACGATACTCGTGCCCGTTGAAAAGGTGAAAATCGAGTACAAGGAACGCCTAAGGGTTGACAGCGTATACAACAGGGACACTCTCCACCTGTTCACCAGGGGGGACACCGTGTACCTGCAATCGATAAAATGGAGGGAACGGTTCAGGACTGACACGCTCCGGATAGTCAAGACCGACTCGATCCCCTACCCTGTCGAGGTTGTAAGGGAGGTGAACGTATTAACAAAGTGGCAGAGGTGGAGGCTGAACGTGCTTAACATCATCGTTCTTGTCATCGCCGGTTACCTATTAATCAAGATCAAATTGTAGGAGTGTTGTTTTTAAGCCGGGTAATTATCCCGTCTTTTTTATTTCACCACTCCCTCACCTGCTCGTTCACACCGCACCCGAGCGAACGCAGATAGATCATCGTCATCTTGATATCTGTGTGCCGGCACTGGCGCATGACCGTGTATGGATCCTTGGTCAGGTTGTAGAGCTCGACCACGCCCGTATGCTTCCAGGAGTAGAACGTCCTACCCTTCCCTATCCCCAGACGGCTGTTTATGTCCCGCTGCATGTCCGAGAAGTCGTCGACCCGGTTAAGCCGTTTCAACGATGGCTCGAAATGCTTGCCGAACAGATACGTTTCCGGATCCAGCTCCAGAAACCCCGCCTTTTCGATCATCCGCTCCAGTGTGCCCGGTATGGTCACGCTGTCCTGCACCCTTGACTTCGCGTTTCCGGAGGGTATGACGATCGTCTTGCTCTGCCAGTTTATGTGCTTAACCTGCAGTTTCGCAAGCTCCGTGCGACGCAGGAAGCAATACCTTACGAACCTTGTCGCAAGGTAGAACCCGGGATCCGTCTTCCCGATCTTCCCGAATTTCGCCTCGTCTGCTTCCGAGTATGTCGTGTTCTTCCCGGTCTCCTGCCGCACGAACTTGAACCCGGCGACCGGGCTTGTGGCCATATACTTCCTCTCGACCATTTCGGAGAAATAGGTCCGCAGCATGCCGAGATGGCCGTTATAGGTCTTTCCGCAGTACTTCCTGTCGCGCAGCATCCAGTCGCAGTATTTCCGCATGTGATCGACCGTGAAGTTCTGTGTGTAGAGGTGATCGAGGCTGTTCCTGGCGAGCCATTTCTTGAAAAGGTCGATCTGGTTCTTGTACGTGCGGATCGACTCGCCGGTCAGGTATGCCTTCTTGATCTCGAAGATTTCATCGAATGCGGCGGAGACGGTTTTGGGTTGGGCATTATCGACGTTCTCCACTGTATTCGTGACCGGAGACCATCCTTTCTGTAGATGTACGGTTATTGCTTCAGCGAGCGCGTTTGCCTCGATCCTGCGCTCCCTTTTTGTCTTAAGCGAGTTGATACCCTCGCTGTAGCGGAACTGCCTTCTAACGCCGTTAGAATCGGTGTAATAGAAGTATACGTACCACTGCTTCGACAGATCGCCGCCGCGGTCGCATAGTTTCGGGGTGGAAAAAGAAAGATTAGTCATCATATGTATATTTCTATGTATATAACGACTAATCGACCTTGCAATTGCCTGATTAACAGGACTTTTAAAATAACTGGTGCGCAGAATGAGACTCGAACTCACACGCCGTAACCGGCACTACCCCCTCAAAGTAGCGTGTATACCAATTTCACCACCTGCGCAAACATGTTTGCGAAGTGCCCGGAACAGGACTCGAACCTGCACATCGTTTCCAACACTAGTCCCTGAAACTAGCGCGTCTACCAATTCCGCCATCCGGGCGTGCTCCACTACTTATAGAAATATACGGCCACTGCCGTGTTCATTTTTTGTGGCTGCAAAGTTAAATCTTTTTTAAACCTTTACAAAATATTTTTCAGGTTTTATTTTCTCGGAAACTGTTTTAAATCCAATTTTGGGTCAATTTTCTGAGGAGTGTAAATCAATTCGTCCCACATTATCTTTTCTTGTTTCGAAGCAGCCTCTCTTCCCAGGATCGCACTCAACGTTGAGTGGCAGCCCGATTCCAGTTGGTTTAAATAATTCCCACTGGTAATGCTTTCGATGAAAGCTTTGCCTTTGTTGGGGTCGGCATCGTCCAGTGAAGATGAACTGGCACCTTTTGCTATGGATTCCGGAGTCAGTTCCGATGCAGAACGCACAATTCCCGAATCCCATTTGTTGTCGCCGTTGATAAAGACTCCTCCGCTGTAATGTGCTTCTGCCAACCCTTTGGTCCCGATGAATCGGGCGCATACATCACCAAAAACTTTTCCGAACTTGGAAGAATGAACAGATACGTTTACATCGTTGGGATATTTGTATATTACCTGGTAGTTGGTCCAGGCATTTCCAAAATCTGGTCCGCCCTTTTTGCTGCCGTCTCCAATTGCGTATAGCGGAGTGGTACCGAGAATCCAGTTGCAAACATCGATCATATGAATGGCCTGGTCGAGGTAACATCCTCCCGAAATTTCGTGGAAATGATAGTGGTTCCGGATACGCATCTCATCGTACGACATTCCTTCGTAAGGTATTATGGCAGCACCCGATGAGAAATAGTAAAGTTGTACTGTAACAAGTTCACCTATATCGCCTCTTTTTATTCTTTTTGCCATTTCAACGTAGGGTGTTGCGTAACGGATCTGAAAACCGTCGAAAGCCGAAATCTTTCCGTTAATGGTATTGGCTGTCCGGATAATCTGGTTGCATCCGTCCGCATCAACCGCTAACGGTTTTTCGCAATAAACATGTTTTCCGGCAGCTACGGTATCTTCCAGTATTTGAGGATGTGAGTAACCGGGAGAAGCAATGATGACAGCATCTACCTCTTTATCTTCCAATAACCTGAGATAAGCGTCTGATCCAACATATGTTTTGTTCTTAGCTACTGCCGCATAGTTTCTTTTTTTGTTCAGTCCATTAGCAAACTCTATTCCTTTGATGACTTTATCTTCAAAGATATCGGCAAGGGCAGTGATATGAATGTTGGCATTGTCGGCCATGCTGCCCAATATTCCCGTTGCGCGAGACCCACACCCAATCAGCCCGATCCTCACGGCAGAATTGGTATTGGATGCAAAAACAATTTCGGGCTTTAAAATGGTCAGCGTAGAGAGTGCAGATACATTTCTTATAAAATTTCGTCTGTTCATATGGCATACATATTTAAAATTTTACTAAATATCGAAATCCGAAACGGTGACGGTTAATTTTTCTCCGTTCCCGGTATGACAATTCTCTACGGTAAAAACGGTTTCAGGTCCAGGAATAGTTAGTAAGACGGTTTTATTTGCTGGGAGAATGTATAAATTATTGCCGGAAACTGCCCGGTAAGTAATGTCGGAGATATTAGTTACTTCTGCTCGTTTTTCATTGATGATACGTATTTTCACGGAGGCTTTCAGCAAGCCTTTCAGGTGTTCCGGTTTACCTGCCAGCTCACCGTGAAAATAAGCGATACTTCGTTTTGCAAACAGAGCTTCCTTGATGCTTTCCACACTTCGCTCTTTGGCCAGAACGAGTGTCATGGGACGGATTTTGTTCCCCGCACCGTAGTCGGTATTTATCAAACCATGAATATCTGTATTGGCCATAAAAGCCAGATTATTATTTTTGCTCCAGTCAAAAGTTACCGGATAATATTCCATGTAATTAAATACTTCTACACCGTGAATTTTTCCGGCTTTTATCAGTTCTTCGTGAACGGGGTAAAGGGTTGATTTGTCATCGGGCCAGCCGGGGTGATTCCACATAATGAACGCACCTTGTTGTATAGCTTTCTCAATAGCCTCCAGGGGATCTTCAACATCCATGGGCATGGCATCACTGATGAAAAGTGCGTTGAGATGACCCAGGGGTTTGCTTCGGGTGATTTCTGTTCCGTGAATAACCATAAATCCGGTGGCATCTCCGGCTCTTTTGGCAATTTTATACGATTCGTTCAGGTCTCCCTTGAGGGTTTCTTTGTTCGGCCGATACTCAATGTGATCGGTTATAGCAATGGCATCCAATCCTTCCTGCCAGGCTTCTGCTACCCGGATATCGGGCCAGACCTTTCCATCTGAAAAAACGGTGTGAATGTGAAAATCGCATTTCAATGTTTTATAACCGTCAATGTCAGGAATGTGAATTTCGCTTCTCACGCGCGAATTATCCATCTCCGTTACCTCGTAAACATCGTTGTTGCGTAGTTGTGCTTGAAGGGACAAAACGCTGCATAACATTAAAAAAACGGAAACCTTTTTCATGTTGCTTTAAATTTAGTACTATCGGTATAGGTTTTAATTGAGTTTAGAAAGCCCGGTTGTTAAGCAATATACGCTCCAAAACGATGGTTTTTGGAGCGTATATACTAACATTTGAGCGGAAAACGAGACTCGAACTCGCGA